CACATGCAAGAGAAGGCAGAAGCGGCTACGAGAAGAGCTTCAGATAAGATTATGAAGAACGCGCTCGACGACTACTTATCAACGTGGAGCAAATAATGAACTACATTAACGAAATCATCGACGGCATAGCTAAATCATTATTTAACTCTTTTAAATATCCTATATACATCGACGAAATAAAATCAGATGCACAATTCCCTTGTTTCGTTATCGAAACACTTAATACAGAACAGAAGCATTTACTAGACATTCGTTATGAACGCAGAAATGACTTCGATATTATGTTCTTTATATCAGACGACGACTATATCGAAGAACAGAAGGTACAGATTAATCCCGTAACGGAGAGTTTATATTTCGACCTCGAATATATAACACTCTCTGACGGATCACTCCTCAACGGTATCGATATGAGTCACCGCATAACGGACGGCATCTTACATTTTAAAGTCTCGTACGAATATCACATCTTAAAAGAGTTAAATAAAGATCCTATGCTTAATTTAAAACAACATCAAGAGGTAACAGATAATGCCAAGAACAAAGAAAACTGACGAAGTAGCAGAAGTAGTTAACGAAGTAGTGAGTGAAACTAACGAAACAACTACTGCTCCAGTTGCTACTTTTAGCCCAGAAGTTATTATTGCTTCTGATCGCTTTAAACAATACGCTGACTTAATTGCCGCTGTAATCGAAGATCGTGAATACAGCATCGAAGAAGTTGAAGCTTTACTACAAGATACTCTTACTAAGCCTATCGTTGAAGTTTTCAATGATTAATTATTTTAAATAAAGGAGAACTACCCTATGGCATTAGGTGGCGGTTACTGGCTATTCCAAAATAAAACATTGCCAGGCGCATACATTAACTTCGTTTCCAAGAATAAAGCATTTGCCGAAATCGTAGATCGCGGTTATGCGACAATGGCTCTTTCCTTAGATTGGGGCGAAACAGGTAAAATCGTGCGTGTCGAACAAGAAGAATTCCAAAAGGATTCCGTTAAAATCTTCGGTTACGATTACGCTCATGAAAAAATGAAAGGTCTACGTGACTTATTCATTAATACTAAAACTTTATACTTATATCGCTTAAACTCTGACGCAGTTAAAGCACAATCTACCGTAGCAACTGCTACTTGCGGTGGTGTACGCGGTAATGATATCGCTGTCGCTATTTCTGCCGATATTAACGACGCATCTAAATTCGTAGTGACTACTTACCTTAAAACAGACGATGTCGTTAAAAAAGTCGACGAACAAACTGGTCTTTCTACACCGAAAGAACTCGTTAACAATGCATATGTAACATTTAACGAAATGTCCGCATTTACAGCACAATCAGCTACTTACCTTACTGGTGGTACTAACGGTACAGCTGTACAAGCATCTGACTACCAAAAATATATCGAATTGATCGAACCATTCTATTTCAATGTATTAGGCTATACTGGCTCCGATCAAACAATTCAAAACTTATTTATAGCATTTGCTAAACGTACACGTGAAACTACGGGTCAAAAATTCCAGGTCGCTCTTTATAATAACACTCGTGCTAATTATGAAGGTGTTATCTCTTTAGCTAACAAAGTAACAGATAGCGGTGCTGAACCTGGTGCTGGTGTTTACTGGTTAACTGGCGCAGAAGCATCTTGCCCTATTAATAAGTCTTTAACTAATAAAATTTATGACGGTGAATACAATTTCAACGTACAATACAAACAATATGAATTAGAACAATTTATTAAAGGCGGCCAAATCGTATTCCATAACGTAGCTGATTCTGCTTCCGGTAACGTTAAAGGTAACACTCGTCTATTATCCGACGTTAATACATTTACTGAATTCTCTAAAGAACGCACGAAAGACTTTGCTCTTAACCAAGTTATTCGTGTATTGGATAACTCCGCATACGACGTAGCTCGATTATTTAACAATTACTACCTCGGTAAGACTCCTAATGATAAAGACGGTCGTATTGCTCTCTGGAACGATATCGTTAAATTATTTGAAGACTATGCTAAAGTACGTGCTATTAAAGAATTCGAATCCAAGGATGTAGAAATCCCGACAGAGGGCGACGAAAAAGGTTCTGTAGTCGTAAACTACGAAATCAACCCTACAGTCGCTATGGATAAATTGTACGCTACTTGCTACGTTAAATAAGGAGTACTAAATAATGGCACAAATGGCAACAGTTAAAAGCAATGAACTAGCTAAATCTCGTTTAGCTACTTGCTATACCGTTATCAACGGTAAACGATATAGCGTTATGAACGCTAAAAAACTTGAGTATAAGATCGATATCGAAACTCAAGAATTCGGCGTGCTCGGTACTCTTATCGATCAAGCCGGTCAAACTAAAGTTAAAATCACTGGCAAATTATCTCAATTTGATAACGATCCGATCTTCCATGATTTAGCTATTAAATATGCGACTAAAGGCGAACAAACTTTCTTCGATATTTATGCGACTAACGAAGATCCGACTTCCGTAGGCAACATCGGTCGTCGTACTGTTATCTTAAAAGACTGTGTATTTAAAGGTGTTAATACTGTAGCATTCGATGTCGAAGGTAAATACCTCGAAAAAGAAATCGAATTTATTGCTGGCGGTATCGAATATCCAGAACAATTTAAACTTTCCGATAAAATGGAAGGCTAATAACTAACAGGGGGGCGTAATGCTCCCCATATTTCTTATTCATTTAGGAGAATTTACCTATGTCTAATATCAATCAAATGTCTCTTCGCGGTTTCTTTAAGGACGGCGTTAAAAAGCCTAAAGAATTTGAAGTCGTTATTTCTGAACGTTTTGAAGAAAATGGCGAACCTATTAAATGGGTTATTAAACCATTAACAGGCCGCGAAATCGATTATATTCAAAATCAAGCTAATAAAGTATCTATCGTTAACGGTGTACCTACGACAGAAACTAACCAAGAAAAACTTAAAGAGCTACTGTTGGAAAAAACAGTTAAATATCCAGATCTTATGAATGCCGAATTACAAGACAACTACGGCGTACAATCTGCTAAAGATTTAGCTGGTGAAATGCTTACTGCTGGCGAATATAACTACTTATTCGAAGTGATTCAAAAATACGGTGGTCTTACTACTAAAGTTAACACGGTCGAAGAGTTAAAAAACTAATCCAGCATAGTGGAGAAGATGATGGCAATCCAGAATTTGCTATTTACCACTATGCTCTACAAAAACTACATATTAGACCGGGTGAATTTGACGAAATGAGTCTTCAAGAACGAAACTTTATTTTTGCTTCGATTTTAGCTCGAGTAGAAGCCGAGCAAAAAGCCGAAGAGAAAGCTAAGAATAAATAATGGCACAATTACAAAATACCATCACATTAGAGAATAAAGTTTCTCCAGCCCTCGATGAGATAGCTAAGTCTACGAATAAGGCGGCCGAAGATTTTAATAAATTATCTAACAGCATTAATAGATCTGGTGAATCAGCCGAAGCCGCTAAAGGTAGTATGATCGGTTTCCGTGAAGTATTTGCTGGTTCCATATTAGCTAACGTAGCAGTCGGGGCCGTAAATATGATCACGGATTCTTTCCATAAGATGATCGATACTTCTGAACAATTTGCTAGTTTTGGTGCACGTTTAAATAATATTGCTGGTTCACAAGCTAGAGCGGCACAGTTAAACGACGAGATTTACGAATCGGCTCAACGTGCTCGTATGGGTTACGAAGATATGATGGAATCTGTCCTTCATTTATCGACAGCCGCTAAGAATATCTTCCCAGATCCACAAGAGGCACTTAAATTTAACGAGATCGTAAGTAAAGCATTCGTCGTTAACGGTGTACAAGGTGAAGCTGCTAAAAACGCTATGACGCAATTAACGCAAGCATTAACATCTGGCGTACTTCAAGGCGATGAATTCCGATCGATTGCAGAACAAGCTCCTATCTTAGAACAGTATGTAGCTGATTATATGAAGGTACCTCGTGAGAACCTTAAGAAGTTAGCTTCCGAAGGTAAAATCACGGCCGATATCGTTCATAAAGCTATTATGGCGGCACAAGACGATGTCGATGCTAAATTTGCGGCTATGCCTCAAACATTTAGCTCTCTCGGTACACAGATCCACAACACTCTTATCAGATCGTTTCAGCCATTATTCGGTTTACTAACTAAACTAGCTAATGCTCCCGAGGTTAAAGAATTTGTAGCCGGTATCGTTAATAATATTAAATTTATCGCTCCGATTATAACGGGCGTATTTAACGTAATCATCTTTAGTATACGTAAGGTAATGGCATTCTTTCAACAACATGCCGCTGTCTTCGGTGTACTAAAAGCTGCCATGGCTGTCGTAGCTATCGGTGCT